CGCCAAGAGGAACTGATTCCGTCTTAGAACCCTGAATGACCTTCTCGATGCCGAACGGACCGTTCTCGCTAGCCCATCTCTCGACGAACTCTTTTGCGTTATAAGGGTCGTATCCGAAGCATCTTATGTCGTATTCCATACGCTCGATGAAACTGTCAAGCTCATCATAAACCAGCATAAGGTCTAAGATTACGCCATCCATTACCACGAGCGATCCTTCGTTGATGAAACTCTCATACTTGGTTCTCAACGATACCGGAAGCTTATCAAGAGTCCTCTGTGAAATATAATTTCTCGTCTTGATTCCGAAAGCTCCTCCGGGTATCATGAATAGGAATGAGAACGAACAGAAGTCGTCGCCCTGAGACATATCGGCTCCCATAGCGCAAGGCATTCCTTTGCATGATGCCAACCGCTGAGTCTGAATCTCATCATATGTGAAGAAGTATGTAAATCCCTCCATGGGAATACCGAATCTCTTTGCTAAAATATCATTACGAGAAGCAGGAACATGCTCTGCTCTCTCAACCTCTGTCTGATATACGTCGTAATCAACGGTCTTTCCGAGATTAGGATTGGCTTTAAGCCACATCTCCGGATGACCAACTTCCTCTACGTCGTCCAGCTTGTACCACCAAATCGAAACATGTGGTGCCCAAAACTCTCCACGTAGAATCTTCGTCAACTCAACTTTAATATCATCACCCGGGCCGTTACGTACGGTACCTTCGGATGACGTAGCGATGATTAACCAGTCGTCGTTCTTACTACAGGACTGCTCGAGAGGGGTCATAACATCCTCACGAATATCACCGGAGAGCCACTCGTCAATCGTAGCTATCTTACATCTTGAACCCTGAAGCTTGTCGATATCCATTGGAACTATCTCGAGAATGGAATTGGTTAAGAAGTTCTGGATACCAAGCTTGGTCGATGCCAGTTTCTGCCGGTTAGCTTTGTTTCCTGTTGTGTTCTGTAAGCTTCCGTCTGTTAAGAACTTGAACAGCGGGCCTCTGGATCTGGTTATAGCGGTCTTAAGCGAAGACATTACCTCTTCGGCCTGTCTCATGGTGGGAGCGGTTGTAACCTGTTTGGTAGTTGATGTGTCAACGGTAAGGAAATATCCTTGGTGACAACTCTCATATACGGTCTTAGACGCACCTCTTCCTATGATAAGGTATTGTTTCTTGGTAAGTCTTTTCTTTACGGATCGGGTCACATAGTGGCCTCCTCCATTCGGTAACGGCTCGTATACTGACTTTTCTTGGAAGTAGTACCATCCGTATACCTCTTCTCCCCACAGCTTAAATGTATCGAGCATGTGAAAGTCTGAGCCATCAGTAAGGGTGAGCTCTGCTTCACAGAATCTGATCCATCCTTCTACCGCTTCATCGTCGTAATAGTAATTCGGGTCACGTATAAGTGCATCAATACGGTTCATCTCAAGCGAGACTTCGCGATTGACAGGTATTTCTCCTCTTAATACCGCATCGCGAAATATACCGTAGTAATACGGCGTCGCAGTATTCGATAACATAATAGCCTTCCTTTATTCGAATAGTTCTATATATGCCTTATACAAGCGATCATCCGGATCTTGCCGAACATCTAACCGATCTATTGGTTTCATTAAAATATCACGCGGAATCTCCTTATGATCCTTATACTCGGTTCCTCCTATGACAAATGGTATACTATAACGTAAGTCCACCAGGTCTCGAACTATCACAAATAATACCTCCGTTGACGGAGATGCCACACTGCCACATGCTACCGTCGCCGAGGTTCTTTCGGAACTCTCCTTCGAGGCTTAACGCATGGAACGGGTTTGACGTATGCATACAACCGGTAACCGGTCTACTGCAGTTAGGACATGCTTTTCCGTCACAAAAGAAAAACGTTTTAGGTTTCGGTCTCCTTCCTTTGCTACTCATAAATATCTCCCTTCTTACCAGAGTTTAGTGTCGTCTGGCCTACGTTCATTAAAGTATGTTATAGGTAGCATACTTTCATCGCCATAGTGAATGGCCTGATGAGTGTTGAAACTCACGCATATTAAATTGTCCATGTCGAATAACGCCGGAGAACGTTTCATTATGTCCTCCGGAGTTATCGGATTTATGTGATGAATATAAATGGTGTCATTTATCTCAAAACCCTCCGCGGCTAAATCACATCCTTTATCGCGGATTATAACGCGGTTACGAACAGACTTCCACTCAGAGGAAGTGTAATAGGCCTGATTCAAATATCTATGGCCACCGAAGGTTTCCTCTGCAACGATTCCTGACTGTTTCAAGTAACGATAACGTTCGAGAAATGTCGGGAGGGTTATGAGTTCTGAATATGATAAATGTTTAGTCATTTTGCGTTAACTGTATTCGCAAATTCTGGAATGCTACACCTGACTGCTGTGTGAAATTATTATTACTACGAATCTGAAGCATTAGATACGCAGCGCCATTCCAGCTGCTTGGAAACCAACCGCGTATTCCGTTTATAACCCCTCGCACATCAGTTACTGATGTTGTGGTAGTTATAAAATCGACATTACCGCTAAGCTGCTGCTGATTCGCATTATAAGCATAGACTTGTAAACTCCAGCAGTCATTACTACCCTCTACTAGCACATCGTCGCTTTTTAAGTACATATTAAAGCCAGGGTTGGTCACAACACTTTTTAGCGGTACAAAAATTCTGATACCGGAATTAACGCTCTGTGTGTAAACACCACCGCTATTTCCGATATACGGATTGAATATCGCAGGAGCTCCGCTATTGTATTGTTCTGCATAAACAGAATCGCATAATGCCAGGAAATAATCGTTTGTGGCGTTAGCAGTAATAGTTAGGTCTCCGGTGACAGAAGGAACGTTTATTTTATGCGTGTTAGCATCGTAAGCCGTGGAAGTAATATCAACACCACCCATAAGAACACTTACCGAGCCAAGCGTAAAATGTTCATTAATGACTTTTACTTCGGTTTCATACGGATCACCAGCAGGAATAGTTGGGTTGAGGTCATACGGATCAAAACCTTCCGGATAAGCTCCAGTCAACATGTTTAAAATCAACTTATACACGTCAACAACGTCGTAAATTATGATAACTCTGTACGTTCTGTTTGCCTTAAATACATAGTTAGACGATTGTCCCGCAACAGTTATGACCCCGTTAGCGGTATCTATATTACATGCGCCATATGAGACATTGCTTCTTTCATTTCCCTGATAATCGAATAGTGATCCGAGTTTGGCTGATCCAGTAGCTACAAAGAAGTTGTAAAAGAATATCATGGCTATGGAATAATTTCCGGGTGAAGAATCACGAACGGTATCGTAACATGCGACAAATACTACATTTTTTGTATTATCATAGGGTACCGTATAAGAATTTACATTGGCTTGCGGTGTAAATTCTACTGCGTCGAAATAATTATGACCGCGTTTTGCAGAACCGGTTATGGCATTTCCAGCCTTATCGTGAGCAGTGTATCCTGACAATACTCTCGAAGGGGTTATTGTGTCACCAGTAAGGTCTATTAAAGTGCGGTCACCATAGTCTACTCGGCTAACTCCCATATTAGCTCCTTTCCATTTAGTTAAGGAGCTACGGCACCTATGGTAACTGTAACGCCTCCTGCGGCATTAGGTGTTTCCACATAACTTATAGCTCCGACTGTAACCTGAGACAGGTAATCGTACCCCTGATCGGGAAGAATCACCTGCTGAGTGGTATACGGTGTTGCGGTCTTAGCCTGTGCAGTCACACCTTCACCGGTATAAGTACCTTCTTCGCCAAGAATAGTTACACCTGCTTTAATATTACTTGCGATTATCTTAGCCTGTTCGGTAGGGTCAATCTTTACCTTACCTGAACCGTCGTGGTAACCCTGAGCAACAGAGTATTCCTGAGCCTTGGTTGTAATAGTTCCGGCTATTGCTCCGTTATTGGGCATTGTTCCTGTAAGCTGAGTTCCTCTGGCATGCGCTGTCTTTCCAGAAAGGATTTCTCCAACGAGAGCTGTATCCTGACTGGTATCAGAGTCCTTAGTTGATGTACCGGTTATAATAGCTCCAGATGCATCATGCGCTGTTACTCCACTATCAAGATTGGCCGCGGTTACTGTATCAGAAGTGAGGTCAATAAGAACCTCATTACCGTATACGATTTTATTCTTATAACTAGGCATCTCAACCTCCTATAATAACAGTTATACCCTTCGGATTTGAAGTCTCGAAATACGGAATTTCGTTAACAACAATATCGCTGGTTACAACTTTATTTCTGGTTTCAAGTTCAACTGATTCGCGAACACGTGGGGTGACAATCGTAGGGCCGTGATAGAACGGGTACTCGCCGCCACCTCCCGCGTCTACAGTCAAAG